TAGCGTATTACCAGCCCGAGCGGTACAGGATGGCACGCTAAAGCATACAACCCTGCGAGTGCTGGCTGCGATCTGCATACACACCAACGCCCACGGTATTGCGTGGCCATCGCTGCTGACTTTGGCGCGGCATATCCATATGCGACCCGAGACGGTAAGCCGGCATGTCCAGCGTTTGGTAAAGATGGGGTATGTACGCAAGCTGGAACGCAAAGCCTACCCGATGCATATCAAGCGTAAATCCAGGGGCATAACCAATCGCTACCAGGTGCTTTTCAAAGGGCATGACCCACTGCCGACTAGAGAGCAATTCGATGCGCCTAGACCCAGAGTAGTAGAGGAGCCAGTAGGGGACAGTAAACAGCAGGGGATGACAGACCAGCCGGGCAAGGATAAAAGATCAGGGGGACCGGGGGATGCTGAAAGTGAAAGAGGTATATCCACACAAGCATCTATCCTTGCATCAGCATTTACCAAAGCGGTGGAATCGGTGACAGGGCAACCCCGCGCAGCCTCGCACAGCCTCGCCATGGCGCAAACGCTGGCAGCCAATGGGGTAACCGCTGCACAGATCACCGACAGCACAAGGGCGCTATGCCGTGAGTGCCTACAGAAAGGGCGATCATCGCCCAAGGTAATAGGGCAGGTGGCACAGTGGGCGGGGCTTGGTAAGTAACGCCGGGGGTCTGAGAAAAGGCACCCTTCCCCCCTCCGGGGGTGTGTACCTGTATAGGGGCCTTCCCTCAAAATTTTCCTGAAAATGGGTGAATCATGTCGAAGATGACGGTACGCCAGGCACGAAAGACGCTGGCACTTGGTACGGAAGATGCAAAAGAGGCCGTTAAGCAGGAGCTACAGGCTGTTGGCGCGTCGAATGTGACGGACGTGCTGACTTGGGATGGGTTGGGGAATATCTCGATGCTGGCAAGCTCTGAGATACCCCAGCATATCCAGAAGGGGATTAAGAAGGTGAAGGTCACGCCGGGGCAGAATGGCAACTCGATTGAGATTGAGATGCACGACAAGCTGGCGGCCCTGAGAATTTTGGCTAAGCACTACGGGTTAATGGAAGCGAACGCAGATGCGGACACCCGCCCCAGTATTTTGGGTATAAACCTGAAGGGGCCGGAGGTTGCTACTTACGAGGTGAAGGAAGATGGCGAGAGCGAAACAGGCGAGCGATCAGAGCCGCAGGACGAGCCAGAAGAGAAGGAAGACTGAGGCGTCTGCTGAAGAGGCGCTGGGGAAGTTAAACCTAGACTTCTCTGGGGCGCCCACGACATGGAGTTTTCTGCACGACGACTCGTTTGTGCGTGGGCTGATGGGGCCGGTGGGTTCGGGTAAGTCATACGGCTGCGCGGCAGAGATTATGCTGCGTGCTGTTAAGCAACCACCCAGCCCCAAGGACGGCATTCGGTACTCGCGGTTTGTGATTGTGCGTAACTCCTACCCTGAGCTGCGGACAACGACGATTAAGACTTGGCTGGAGCTGTTTCCTGAGAACATTTGGGGGCCAATGCGCTGGTCACCGCCCATTAGCCATCACATTAAGCTGCCATCGCGAGGTGGTGCTGCCGGGATTGACTGTGAGGTTATCTTCATGGCCCTAGACCAACCCAAGGACGTCAGGAAGCTGCTGTCTTTGGAGTTAACCGGCGCGTGGGTGAACGAGGCGCGCGAGCTGCCGCTGGCTGTGGTGCAGGGACTAACCCACCGTGTTGGCCGCTATCCCACAAAAGCGAACGGCGGCTGCCCTTGGCGTGGTATCTGGATGGATACCAACCCCATGGACGATGACCACTGGTGGTACAGGCTGTCTGAGAAGGAGCCGGTGCGGGGTAAGTACAAGTGGGAGTTCTTTCGCCAGCCCGGCGGTGTTATCGAGACTGGCAGAGACGACCCCGAGGCCGTGCCGGCTGCCAATAAGTTCTGGAAGGTAAACCCAGACGCGGAGAACATTAACAACCTGCCCGGCGGGTACTACCATCAGCAGCTCGGTGGCAAGAATCTGGACTGGATTCGGTGCTACGCCGGCGGTCAGTACGTTTTCGTGCAGGAGGGACGCCCTGTCTGGCCTGAGTACGATGACTCGGTGATGAGTTCCGATGAGATTGAGGTAAACCCCAAGCTGCCGCTGCATATCGGGCTTGACTTTGGCTTGACCCCGGCTGCCGTGTTTGGTCAGCGCACCGCCGCTGGCGCGTGGCACATACTCAAAGAGATTGTCACCGACGACATGGGCCTTGAGCGGTTCGGGTTAATACTGCTTAACGAGATAAACGTTAATTACCCAGGCATGGACGTGCTGATCTGGGGCGACCCCGCCGGCTCCAAGCGTGATGAGATATTCGAGGTCACTGCCTTTGACCATTTGAGAACGCTGGGACTTAATGCGCGCCCAACGGCCAGCAACGACTTCCAGGTGCGCCGAGAAGCTGGCGCCATGCCGATGAATCGCTTTATCGAGCGCAAACCAGGGCTGCAAGTGCATAAAGACTGCAACCGTCTGCGCAAATCACTGGCTGGTGGCTATCACTTCAAGCGGGTGTCGATTGGTGGTGGCACCGAAAGGTTCCGCGATGCACCCAATAAAAACGAACACTCTCACGTTGGTGATGCGTTTGGCTACATCATGCTCGGTGGCGGTGAGCATCGGGCGATGACCCGAGGCCACGGCGGCAAATACGGCGCTGCTGGCCCCCAACAGTTCCAAGCAAACACGGACTTCAGCATATGGTAACCGCATCAGAGATACACGGAATGGTAGGGGTGCCGGGTGTGGTGGTGCTGCCGTTTAAACCAAAGCACATAGATCAAATCGTAACTAACCCTGTTGACCGGCGAATATTCAATTCTCTGCCTGACTTACAGGAAAGATTGCAGCTAGTTAGCGAAAACCGCTGCGCTTGGACTTTAAATTACCGATACGAAGCTGCGTTAGTTATGGGAATGGAATACAAATACCCAACTAATTACGAGGCTTGGATTGTGCCAAGCGACGTAGCTTTAAAACACGGCACGCTTTTAAGTCGTGGTGCGCGTCGTTTTTTTGATAAAATTGGTGAGCGTTTAAATTTACGGCGAATGCAAATTGTGGTAAACGTCAACCACGAGCCAGCAATTCGTTGGGCAGAGTTTTTGCGATTTAAACGAGAAGGTTTAATGTCGAGCTACGGCCCCGAAGGCGACGATTACTTTATGTATGCGAGGACTTACTAATGGGTGGATTATTCGGAAGCAGCGCACCTGCGCCTGATACTTCTAAACAGGAAGAAATGCAGGAAAAGCAGGAAGAACGCACAAAGCGTCAAACCGCTGAAGAACAGCGCAAGCTGCGCGCTCAACGCCAAGCACGTCGCACCGGCGGCGCTCGATCACTACTCTCCCCTGATCGTGAAGACGCACGGTCTGGCCTTCCAACCAAACTTACCGGAGGTAACTAATCATGGGCGGCGGGCCATCACGACCAGCACCAAAACCACCTGAGCCAGAGAAACCACCTGAGCCAGAAAAGCCAACTCGCTCAGCACGCGAAGAAGCTGGCGCTATGCGCGCACGGCGTCGTCGTGGCGGCGGGATGCGTTCTTTGCTTTCGCCAACTCGGCAGGATGCCGTTGGTGGGCTGTCAGATAAACTTAGCGGTCAGTAATGGCTGAGAGCAAAGTCAACGAGGCTGGTAACTACGACAAGCCAAAGATGCGAAAGCGTCTTTTTCAGCAGATTAAAGGCTCAAGTGTGCAAGGCACCGAGGCTGGCAAATGGTCTGCTCGAAAAGCGCAGCTCTTGGCTAAGAAGTACAAAGCCAAAGGCGGCGGCTACACGTCATGAAAAAGCCGCAGAAGTCTTTGCTGAAGTGGGGTAAGCAGAAATGGCAAACCAAAAGCGGTAAGCCATCAAGCGAGACTGGTGAGCGCTATCTTCCGAAGAAAGCAATTGAGAATCTTTCCGATAAAGAATACGCGGCCACTACCCGAGCAAAACGCAAAGGCGGTGGCACCGGCTCTACAGTCCCGCAGCCTAAAAAGATAGCCAAAAAAACTAAGAAGTACCGGAATGCGTAAAGAACACAAAAGCAAAAAGGGCGGTCTTACGGAAGCTGGCCGCAAACACTTTGAGAAAAAAGACGGCGGTGATTTAAAGCGGCCTGTAAGTTCTGGTGACAATCCGCGCCGTGTATCTTTCGCTGCTCGTTTTGCTGGCATGGATGCCAAAATGAAAAACGACAAGGGTGAGCCAACTCGATATGCGCTGGCGTTAAAACGCTGGGGCTTTTCTTCTCCTGCTGAAGCAAGAGCTTTTGCGAAGAAGCATAAAAAGGACGACTGATATGGCACGCATTAAGCCAGAAGAAATTATTAAGCGGAAAAACAAAGCAGAAGCTCGCAAAGAAGAGTGGCGCACTATTTACGAAGAGTGCTACGAATTTGCTTTGCCGCAACGTAACTTGTACGACGGTTATTACGAAGGCAAGACGCCCGGCCAAAACAAGATGGGGCGGGTATTTGACGCTACGGCTGTTAACTCAACCCAGCGTTTTGCTAACCGCATTCAGTCCGCGCTGTTCCCACCCTACCGCTCGTGGTGCAACTTAACGCCAGGTACGCGAATACCAGACGATCGCAAAGACGAGATTCGTGAAGCCCTAGAGGTTTATACCGATCAAATGTTTGACGTTATTCGTCAGACTAACTTTGACTTGGCAATGTCAGAGTTTTTGCTGGACTTGTGCGTTGGCACAGCCGTCATGCTTATCCAGCCTGGCGACGACGAATCGCCTGTGCGTTTTGTGCCAGTGCCTCAGTATCTGGTGTCGCTTGAAGAAGGGCCGCACGGCACAGTCGATAACGTCTACCGCAAGATGCGCATTCGGTGTGAGGCCATTCAGCGCCAGTGGCCAGACGCCAAGATTCCTGAAAAGCTACAGCAGATCATTGACCGCAGCCCCGACGAAGAAGTCGAGCTAACCGAGGCAACGGTCTACAACATTTCAGAAGAAATTTATTGCTACCACCTAATCTGGTCTAAAGACGAGATGGCAGACGAGCTGGTGTACCGCACTATGGAAGTTTCGCCTTGGGTTGTGGCGCGTTTTATGAAAGTTCCGGGCGAGGTTTATGGCCGTGGCCCATTGGTCACTGCGCTGCCTGACATTAAGACGCTCAACAAAGTTAAAGAGCTGGTGCTAAAAAATGCCTCAATCGCTGTGTCTGGTGTGTACACCGCAGCCGATGACGGTGTTCTCAACCCGCAGTCAATCCGCATTGTGCCTGGCGCCATCATTCCTGTAGCACGCAACGGCGGCCCGCAGGGTGAATCGCTGCGCCCACTGCAATCAGCGTCAGACTTTAACACTTCGCAGCTAGTTATTAACGACTTGGTAGGTTCTGTTAAACGGATGCTGTTTGATGACTCGCTGCCGCCTGACAACATGTCGGCTCGATCAGCGACCGAGATTGTGCAGCGCATGAAAGAGCTGTCGCAAAACTTAGGCTCTGCCTATGGCCGAATGATTACCGAAGTGCTAACGCCTATTGTTCGGCGCGTTTTGTACGTTATGAACGAGCAAAACCTTATTGACCTGCCGCTGAGCGTAGACGGCATGGAAGTAAAGATTGCTCCAACATCGCCGCTAGCACAGGCTCAAAACCTAGACGATCTTGAGAAGGTTCTACAGTTTGGGCAAGTTGCTGCGCAGTTCGGCCAGGTAGGACAGATGGCCATTAACCAAGAGGAAATGATTAACTACATTGCTGTGAAGATGGGCGTGCCTCAATCACTACTGACAACTGCGGAAGAAAAAGAGCAGATGATTCAGGAAATGAGAGAGCAGCAACAGGCAATGCAATCAATGCAACAAGGTAACGAGCAAGCAGGGGGCTAACAATGGAAGGTTGGGAATCTTTGCGTCCGGCTGACAATGAGCAGCTAACGCAAAACAAAGTAGCGCATGACGAATTAGACTTAATGTTTGTTCGTTGTTTCTCCACGGAAGCCGGGGCCGAGGTCTTGGACTATCTTAAATCAATGACGCTAGATCAGCCGTCTTGGTATCCGGGTGAAGACCCATCCCATGGGTTTGCACGCGAAGGCCAAAACAGCATTGTGCGCGAGATCACACGTCGTATAGAAAGAGGTCGTAACCAATGATTGATGAAGAAAACAATGAAGCAACTACCGAAGAAAGCTCGGAAGTTGAAACGAAAGAATCTACTGGACTTTTGTCGCCAGATTTAAATGGCGATCAGGAAGAAACTACAGAAGACCCGATTAACCATTTAGCCCAGACCGAAGAAAAGCCGGTTGAAGACGACAAGATTGAATGGGGCGATCGGCCTGAGTGGATGCCAGAGCAGTTTTGGGACGAAGAAAACGGCCCTGACTTAGAAAACTTGGCTAAGTCATATCAGGAGCTGCGCTCAAAAATGTCGTCTGGAAAGCATAAAGCGCCAGCAGATGGTAAGTATGACATTTCTAATCTGGCTGACCACGGCGTTACAGAAGACGACGAGCTTTTGGGTGAGTTTAAAGGATTTGCGAAAGAAAACGGATTGAGCCAAGACCAATTCGATCAAATTACGCAAATGTATATGAACCATGTTGGCGAGCTTATGGATAAGACTGAAGCCGACAAAGAAGCTGAAATGCACAAACTTGGACGCAACAGCGAAAAAGTAATTAACGGTCTTAACCAGTGGCTAACCAAACTTGGAAACTCAGGTGCGTTATCCCACGAAGAAGTTGATGCGATTGCATCAAAAGCAGACAACGCTAACTTTATTGTTGCGTTAAATAAGATTCGCCAGTCGTATGGCGAACAGGCTATTCCTGACACTGCAATTCAAGAAGGCGCAGGTGAAACCCGAGCCGATCTTGATGCAATGGTTGGTGACCCTCGATACGGAAAAGACATGGCTTACACACAAAAAGTTGAGCGTAAGTTTATGGAACATTTCGGAGAGGCTTAACAAAAGGGGCTTCGGCCCCTTTTTCTTTTCTAAAAATCTGTTATATTCGTGTTAACCGATAACTCACATTCGTGAGCCGGCGACCTGATTACAACGGCCCGCACTGGACAACCGTCACAGGTTTTACCCTTAATTAGTAAACTTGGAGAAAGTACAATGGCAGTACAGATTTCAAATGCCTTTGTTACCCTCTTCGACTCAGAGGTAAAACAGGCGTACCAGGGACAGCGTCTCCTGGCCGGTGTTACCCGCGAGCGAACTGGGGTCGAAGGCTCAACCGTCCGCTTCCCGAAGATTGGTAAAGGTTCCGCTACTTTGCGCGTGCCTCAGACCGACGTTACTCCGCTGAACGTTTCCTACTCGCAGGTTACTGCGACGATGGAAGACTACATCGCAGCCGAGTATTCGGATATTTTCAACCAGCAGAAGGTCAACTTTAACGAGCGCCAAGAGCTTGTTCAGGTTGTCTCAGGCGCCATCGCACGTCGTATGGATCAGGTCTGCTTGGACGCGCTCGACGCATCCGGCACGACTGCTACGGTCAGCAACGACATCGGCGGCACCGACAGCAACCTCAACATTGAGAAGCTGCGCGAGACCAAAAACCTCCTCGACACAAACAACGTGCCGATGGAAGGTCGTAACCTGCTGCTACACGCAAACAGCTTGCAGTCGTTGCTTGGTGAGACCGAAGTTACTTCGGCTGACTTCAACACCGTCCGCGCGCTGGTTACTGGTGAGATCAACACGTTCATGGGCTTCCGTTTCATCACCTTTGGTGATCGTGACGAAGGCGGCCTTCCGGTTGATGGTTCAAGCGATCGCACGCTCTATGCGTTCCATCGTGACGCCGTTGGCCTTGGCATCGGCATGAACCAGACCTCCCGCGTTGATTACATTGCTGAGAAGACTTCCTTCTTGGTGGCGTCAATGTTCTCGGCTGGTGCTGTTGCGATTGACGATGAAGGCATCGTTAAAATCACTTGCCGCGAATCGTAAGGAGTAATGAACGATGGCTTTTAGTACAGACGGATGGGCAAACATTGGTGCATCTAAGCGTGGTAACGCCCCGGCGCTCTACACTTATGCAACCACCGATGCTATTGCTGACGTAAATACCGCTGGGTACTTCAACAGCCTGGCCGACACGCTTGAGGTTAACGACCTAATCTTCGTTGCCCATTCAGGTGGTGTTGCGCTGGTGTATGTTGCAAGCAATGCCAGTGGCGTTGTTGACGTGACTGACGGCTTGACCGTCACCGCTACCGACAGCGACTAAACGAATCGGCCCCCTTCGGGGGGCCAATTCTTTGAGGTGAATCATGGCTTCTGGCGACACTAAGCTATCCATTTGTTCGGATGCACTAATTCTACTAGGGGCTTCGCCTCTTTCGTCGTTTTCAGAAGGCACTGATGCAGCGCAGATTTGCGACCGCATTTACGATGATCTAAAAGATTCTATTATCTCGGCCTACCCTTGGTCGTGGTCGATCAAAAAAGTCCAACTCGCCCGGCTAACAGAGACGCCTGTGAGCGAATGGAAATATCTATACCAGTTGCCCGGCGACACCCTTGCAGGTGTTAAGGCCGTGTTTAACTCAAGCAACCCAGGCATTCGCCCTATCTCTCACGGATGGGAGATTATTGGCTCGCAGCTACAGACGAGCGAGGAAGAGATTTGGGTTGACTACCAGTTTTCGCCTAACGAGGCTTTACTGCCTACATACTTTGTGCAGCTGCTCAAGTACGCCATGTCAGCAGAGATTGCTGAGGCAGTTACCGATCAGCTAACTAAGGCGCAGTATTTCGAGCAGAAGGCTTACGGAACCCCAAGCGAAAACCGTCGCGGTGGCTACATGCGGGTGGCCATGAATATTGACGGTGGCAGCAAACACGCTGAGCGCATCGAGGACTTCCCGCTGATTGCGGTGCGCGGATGAGCCGCATAATCCGTGTGCAGACCAACTTTACTTCAGGTGAGCTTGACCCTAAGCTGCGCGCGCGGATTGATCTGCGCCAATACTACAACGGCCTAGAAACAGCGCAAAACATTGTGGTGCAGCCTCAGGGCGGCATCCAACGCCGTGATGGAACCCGTTTTATTGCTGAGTTACCAGCCGCCGCAGGTGACGCGGTGCGCACGGTGCAGTTTGAGTTTTCGGTTAACGACAGCTACATGCTGATTTTTGTTGACGAAAAAATGTTTGTGTTTAAAGACGGTATCCAAATCACAGACATTAACGGCAGCGGCAACGATTTTCTGTCAGTACCGAACATTACTGACTCTGTTATCCCAACTATGTGCTGGGCGCAGTCTGCTGACACGCTGATTGTTTGCCAAGAAACTATGCAGCCACAGCGCATTGTGCGCGGCGCAACAGATTCTTCGTGGTCAATATCTGACCTTGATTTTAGTTTTATACCTAAGTTTGCCTACACGCTTTCTGTTAGCAACCCAGGGGCTAACCTGACATTTGACCAGCCAGACGGAAACATTACCGTCACCGCGTCTTCAGGTGTTTTTAATTCTGGTTATTTAGATCAATATATCAACATTATCCCGCAGGGCCGGCTTCGCGTGGTTGAGTTTGTTAACTCGACGACAGTAAAAGCCTATGCAGAAATTCCGCTGTTTGATGATTCACAAGTTGATTCTGGTAATTGGGAGCTTGAAGAAGGTTACGAAGACACTTGGTCAAACACACGAGGCTGGCCACGGTCGGCAACGTTTTATGAGGGGCGTTTGTACTTTGGCGGCGCCAGCTCTCGACCCTCTACGTTATGGGGTAGCCGTGTTGCAGACTTCTTTAACTTTGACCCAGGCGAGTCATTAGACGATGCAGCACTAGAGGCAACGCTAGACACCGGGCGGTTTAACGCAATCGTAGACCTGTACGCCGGTCGTAACCTACAGATTTTCACAACAGGCGCAGAGTTTTTTATACCGCAGACGCTTGGCGACCCAATCACGCCATCAACTTTGGCTGTGCAGGAGCAGACTTCTAACGGTTCGCGGCCTGGCATTCGCGTGGTTAACGTGGATGGTGCCACCGTATTCGTTCAGAGACAGGGCAAAGCGCTCGCTGAGTTTATTTTTAGCGACTCGGTTAATGGTTACGTCTCTACAAAGATTTCGTTGCTCTCATCGCATCTGCTGCGCTCGCCTTCAGATATGGCTGTTCGCAACGCAACCTCTACCGACGAGGGCAACCGTCTATTAGTAGTTAACTCTGATGATGGGTCTATTGCTTGTTACACGCTTTTGCGCTCACAAGAGCTTGTTGCTGCGACCCAATGGGTAACAGACGGCGAGTTTGTGGGGATTGGCGTAGACATTTCTGATACCTACGCAATCGTAAAACGAAACATCGACGGAACAGACCGTTACTATGTTGAGATTTTTGACAGCAGCTTAACGCTTGATTGCGCCAAAGACGGCACAAGTGCAACGACTGTAACTGGCCTATCATTTTTAGAAGGCGAATCTATCAAAGCAATCCGCGACGGGATTGTTGAGGCAGACAAAACAGTTAGCTCGGGAGAAATTACTTTAGACCGCGAGGCCACAGAGTCTTATCAGGTTGGGCTAAACTTTACGCCTATTGCTGAGACGCTACCGGCAGAGCCGCAGCTACGCTCAGGCGCAATTCGTGGATTTAAAAAACGCATACTCGAAGTTAACAGCGAGCATTTTGAATCGTCGGCAGTAACAATCAACGGCGAACAAGTTGCGTTTCGCGAGTTTGGGAACAATAATTTAGACATTCCAATACAGCCTTTTACGGGGTTAAAAACTTCTGGGCCGTTACTTGGATTTGTTAATGAAGGGAAGATTAGAATTACTCAATCAGTCCCGCTGCCGATGAACGTATTGGCGCTGGACTACAAACTATCGACGGGGCAGTAGCATGGCATTAAAAATGGCAATGGCAGTAGCCGGCTCAGCGTTGAGCGCGGTTGGTCAGATTCAAGCTGGCAAAGCCCAGGCAAAAGCATACGAAGCGCAAGCTAAGCAAGCAGAGATTCAGGGCAAACAAAAAGCGCTTGAGTATAAGCAGGAAGGTTTGCAGACATTGCGGCGCTTGCGTCAAAACGTATCTGCAACTAGGGCGCGTGCATCTGCCGCAGGGCTAAACCCAACAAGCGGCACCCCCGCCTCATTTGAACGTTACGCTATGCGTGTTGGCCGAGAAGAGTTTGGTGCAACTAGAGAGAACGCCATTCTTGCAGCCGAGGCCGGCGTGCAACAGGCAGCTCAATACAACTCCGCTGCATCACAGGCCAAGCGACAGGGCTACATTGGGGCAGTTGGAACATTAGGCACCATGGCCTTCCAGGTAGATCAAGCTGGAGGCTTCTCGCAAATCTTTGCGTCGTAAGGGATAAATAATGGCTATTGAAAGATTTAGGCGATCAAGAGCGGGCCGAGTTGCCAATATTCCGAACATTCGGCCAGTGGCGGCACAAGAGGCTGCGCGCTCTGCGCAAAGTTTTTCGCAAGCCATGGACAGGGTGTCGCGGTTTGCTTTTTCAGAGGCGCAGGAGCAGTACCAAGCAGAATCAAAAACACGCGCCGCTGAGATTATTCAGGAAAAAGGCGCAGTCCCTGCTATCCAAGAAATTGTAGAACAGGGTGGCCCGCAAGACTTGGTTGAAGAAACTGTCTATGAAGTAGGCAATCGCATTGCAACGGTGCGCATTGGCTCAATGGCCAAGGCTTCAATGAACCAGCTAGTGCTAGACGCCGAGCAAAACAACACTTCGTTTGAAGAGCTTGACCAGCAGATTAACGACGTAGTGCTGGGCTACACTTCTGCGCTTGAGGAGTATTCTCCTGAGGCAGCGCTAGAAGCGCGCATTGAGCTTGAAAGCAACGCCGCAACTTACAAAAACAATTTTGCCCAAGCATTTCAAAAGCGCCAGATTGAGGAGCTTCAAGGCGAGGCGTTGTCTGCTTATGAGTCTGAGCGGCAAGCCTACATTGCAGCAGCTATCGAAGACGTGCCGCCAGAGGTGCGTCAGGAAAACTTAGCTAAACGCCGCGATAGTATTGAGCAGCTTTTTATTGACGCTGGCTTTGACCCTAAGGCTTATGAACAGACCTTAATTGATCTAGACAAAGAAGCAAAAGAGTCTCAGGTGTTAATGGACTTCAATAACTTGGAGTCTGTTGAATCAAAAGAAGCATATATACAGAATTTGCGCGATAACCCAATACTAGAGCTTGGTGTTGATGAAACGCGCATCTTGCGCAACAAGTTAATTGGCGAGTTAAACAAAGCAGAGTCTGGGCGTCGAAGCGTTGTCAATACTGCGTCAGATCAACTAGATAGTTTTATTACTATTGCGCGAGCTGGCGGAGAAGTTAATCAAGAGCAAGTTACGCAAATTGGCGCGCTAGCTGAACAATACCCTGAATTGCAGGTAGAGTTTCAAGAAAAAACTGCAATGCTTCAAAACATTCAGGCATTTAGGAGCATGCCGCCTGTTGCATTAGAGCGCACGATTAACGAAATGCGATCTGAAGGTATTGAAACTGAGTTTCAAGCCGAAATGGTTGATTTAGCAGAAACGACTTTATCAAATATGCAGACCCGGTCTGAGAGAGACCCAATCTCCGCATACATTGAGTTTGCTGGGGAAGACGCGCCAGCCGCTTTCCAACTTGGTTCTGTGGAAGAAATGAATCAAAGCATTCAAGAGCGCGTTGAATTAGCAAACAAAGCGTCAGATTTTTTTGGCGTTGAAACAAAATACTTAACTGATGCAGAAGCTAATCAGTTAACAGAATACATAAACACGCTTAACCCAACGGAAAAAGCGCAGGTTGCTTTGGGCATGAGCGCAATGCCACCAGAAGTCTGGACACAAGTAGCTGATAAAGACCAAGGCATTTTTGCAATGACTTCAGCAATCGGCGATAGCTTAATTGCAACCCGAGTCTTTGAAGGGCAAACCCTTATCAGAGACAAATTAGTAGAAATGCCTTCGCGATCGGAACAGGCAGGTATTGTTAACGACACTTTGGGCGATGTGTACGGTGAGAAAGACCGTCGTGACATTGTTGCTGCTGCTCGCGCTTATTATGCGTCGACAGTAGAAGACCGCGCTTTTTATGATGAAAATACTTTTGAGGCTGCGCTTCAACAGATTACTGGCGGCATTACTGAAATTAACGGCTTTAAAGTGCAGTTGCCTCGGGGGATTGGCGAAGACGAGTTTGACCAAATTATTAATAACTTTTCTCCAGAAATGGTTGAAAGGTCTGGCGGTGTGCAAGGAATGACAAACGAAGAGGCTGCTGAGCTTATTCGTGATTTGCCGTTAGACAACGATGGCAACAACGCTTACTTCCCAAAACAAGCAGGTTTAACTTTAATAAACAAAAATGGTGGTCGTTTCCGTTTTGTTGTAGATGACAGATTCCGGGCAATGGCTGCTCGACAGTTTGAAAGAACCTCACCAGCACGAGTGCGCTCAAGAGTGGCTGAGAGCATGCGCACAAGGCCAGACCCTAGAGAAAAAGCACGCGAAGATATACAGGCACGTCAAAACGCTAGACGCCGAGCGCGAGAAGAAATGCGTAACGACGAGGAAGAAACGCGATGACATTTGTCCACAGCTCAGATAAGCGTCAGCGCCGGCAAACGCGGCCAGACCCTGTTTTGGCACGGCCAGATGCGGGGTTTGGAGAAACCTTTGCTGCCAGTTTCCAGTACGCAGTCGATGAAGAGCTTTCTATCTCAGGCGGCTTAAACAAGGAAGGCTTTGCACAGCGCCGTCAGGCTTTGCGTGACTTAATAGATCAAGGTGAGGTTGACAGAGGCAGGTACACTGACCGCCGTGGCCGTGTTGACTACGATCAGTTATCGACTCAATTCGACTCAATTAAAAGCACTGAGACGCTTGCAGAAGAGCGCAAAGAAATGTTGCGTATGCGCCGTGAGCGCAACGAAGATATTATTGAGCGCGGCTCCGGGCTGGCGCAGTTTCTTGGCATGGCATCGGCTTTTGCTATTGACCCTATTAACCTTGCAACACTCCCAATATCTTCGGCAGCAGTCGCTGCTAGATCACTTTCATGGATTGGCAAAGGATTGGCAGTAGCCAAACGAGAGGGCGCGATTAACATTGCAACTGAGTTAGCAATACAGCCGCTAGTCTTCCAACACAAATCTGACATTGAGTCGCCTTATAGCTGGCGTGATGCAACAGCAAACATTGGGTTGGCTGCCGTTGGCGGTGCTGGCCTTGGGTTTGCGTCTGGCGGTGTGTCGGGTTATTTCCGAGCAGTGCGTGAGAAAACTGCTTTTCTTGAGGGCAAAGAGAACGAGATGGCGGCGCGTTCTTTAGAAGAAACCGCTAACTTTTTGGACGACACTAGGCCAGACACAGCCAATCGCATTGTTGATGAGGAATACGGCAAGTTTTTGTCTGGCGATTACGACAGCATTGAGACGCTTAGGGCGGCAACGCGAGATAGGCTAGAGCGCGAGCTTGCACAAGCCGATGCTGAAAACGTTCCGATGGTTCGTGTTATTGCAGAAGAAGGTGGCCTAAACGAAAAAGCCTGGCGTGACGCAGGTTTTACTGCTGACGACATTGCGCAAGCTAGAACAGCGCGCGCGGGATTGCCGAAGAAAAAGCCGATCTTTAGACGCAAGGGTGGGCTTACGCCACAAGACTTGGTTCAACGACTGGCTGACTCTGGATACATTGGCGACGGCGTACTAAACAATGCCCGCGCTTTAGAAATTGCCCGTGCTGCTTTTCGTGACCCAGAAATGCCTTCTAACGTTCAGGCCGCAAACAAAGCAACAAGCATTCGCGACGCTTTGCCACGCATTCTTAACGAAGATAGCGAGACGTTAGAACAAACTTTTAAACAAGCACAGATAGATGAAATTGAAAACGACGTTGCTCGCCTTAATGAGCGAGAAACAATTCGCGAATCTATGAACGACCCAACCAGAGACCCAGACCAGTTTGAAATACCTGAGCCTGAGCAAGTCGCACCGCAAACACTTAACGAACGTCAGCGTTACGTTTTAGATAGAGTGGGCCTTGCAGAAGAGTACGACCAAGCAATGGAAGCGTATGCCCGCAGTGAGGGTAAACAAATTTTTGACCCAGAGACTGGCCGCCTTGTTGAGGCAAGCGAAGTGCTAGACGAAATAGACGACCAGGTTAAAGGGTTGGACGAAGTATTGAGGTGTACAGTAGATGCCTAGTTTTGCAGAGTGCGTAAGCAAAGCCGTTAAGCGCAAGGCCATCACCAAAAAATTGGCTGACGAAATCCTTGCCGCCGAAGACCCGCAAGATGCGATTGACGACCTTCTTGCAGATGCTTCGCGCCAGCGGCGTGAAACAGCAATTCAAGCAGTGCGAACGTCGCAAGCAATATCTGACGTGTTTAGTCATCCGTCAGGGCCGTACGCAGGGTTGCGCGCAATCTTAGGGCAAGACCCAACCGGTCAGTTAGGCACAGAAAACATTGAGCAGCTTGCCGAGTTTTATCTTGGTCGTTATCAAAAGCGCATGGCAGAAGCTATGTCTAGGATGCGCAGTAAAAAGTTAGGGTTTGCTCAAGACGAAGAAGTGGCTAACCAATTTGCGCGTGCAGTATACGGTGAAGCTGTTGAAGACGCAGATATTGCTAAATTTGGCAGGGAATGGCTAGACCTTATTGAATTAATTCGCAAAGACTTTAACCGCCAAGGCGGCTCAATCCCTAAAAACGAAAACTTTTTATTGCCTCAAAAGCATGACCTGCAAAGGGTTAAAGCTGCTGGTTATGAGAATTGGCGTAACAGAATACTGCCAATGCTCGACCGCACAAAAATGCTAAACGAACTAGGCCGCCCTTTAACTGATGAACAGTTAGAAGAAGGACTAAAACATTCTTTTGAAAGCATTACGACTGGCGGCTTGAATAAATTAAAAGATGCAAACGTTCCTCGATTGGGCAGAAAATTATCGCGCCGACATTCAGAGCGCCGATTCCTTTATTTTAAAGACGCTAAGTCATGGACTGATTATCACAATGAGTTTGGCGGTGGTGATATTTACACCACGCTTACTGATTACATGGAAATGATGGCCAATGACGTAGCGTTAATGCGGCGCATGGGGCCAAACACGCAGTCAACTTATGACGCCGTTATTGCGCAAATAAAAGTGCGCGACGAGTTAACGCAATTTCAAGAAGCAAAAGCAAACGCTTTGTTTGACACCGTTACTGGCAGAATAAATAGAGGAGAAATGACTTCTCTAGCAGATGGCTTTCAGACGACACGAAACATTTTGACTGCGGCTTTTCTTCCAAAGGCGTGGCTATCAGCCATTGCTGACGTTGGCTTTATTGGCGTTACAAGCAATTACAACAACATTCCAATGTATAAAGTAATGCAACGCCAAATGAGGTTAATGGGAAAAGACCAAGAGCGCATGCGTGTTTTTGCAATACGCGCTGGGCTTATGGCTGATAACTGGGTTGCTCGTTCAACTTCGGCATCGCGATACAGTGAAATTACAGGCACTAACCTTTCTACTAAAATTGCAGAAGGTGTTATGCGTGGGTCACTGTTAACGCCTTGGACAGATAGTGGGCGCAAAGCGTTTGGCATGGAGTTTTCTGCCATGCTCGCAGATAACGTTAACGTCAGGTATGCCGACCTAGACCCAAATATGCGCAGGGGTTTTGAGACATACGGCATAACCGAGCAGGACTGGGACAATTTTAGAAAACAAGACCTTTTAGATTTTGATGGCGCAAAGTTTGCAGACCTAACGCAAGACGGCGGCGTCAAGTTTCACCAAATGGTTTTGACCGAGACAGATTACGCGGTGCCTACACCAACTGCGCGTGTTCGGGCTATTACAAGCGGCGGTCTTGGTCGCGGCACAATTCCTGGTCAGGCGTGGCGATCGGCAATGATGCTTAAATCATTTCCATTTACGATTGCGGCAACTCATTTCTACCGAGTTGCCTACATGGCAACGATGGGGGAACGGTTGCAATATGGCGGTGCGCTGTTGGCTACCAGCCTTGTAATGGGCGGGCTGTCGTTGCAACTTAAAGACATTGCAGCGGGCCGGAATCCTCGCCCAATCATGGACGAAGACACAGGAATTGACCCCAAGTTTTTTGCGGCTGCTTTGGTGCAAGGCGGCGGCCTTGGTATTTTTGGTGACTTTTTGTTTGCTGACGCCAACAGATATGGTGGCGGTTTAGCCTCTACTGCGTTTGGCCCAACGGGTCAATTAGTAAATGACGTAGACAGATTGATTAAAGGCAATATACAAGAAGTTTTAACGGGCGAAGATACAGACTTTCTGAGAGAATCTGTTCGTTTTACAAAACGATATACGCCCAGCTTGTGGCAGGTAGACTTGTTGAAAAACGCAATGTTTGACCAGCTAGAAATAATGGCTGACCCAGCAGCAGAAAAACGTTTCAACCGAATCATGCGTAGCAGAGAGCGTGATTACGGTCAGAAATACTGGTGGCAGCCTGGCGAAATGCTTCCCGAAAGCCCGCCGCAATTAGGCAAAACGCTAGAAGAAGCACCCCAAAGATGATATACATGTTGGCAGAATAATAGGATTTAATTATGGCCGATTACAGTATTAACGCAGTACCGAGGAAAGTCTCTTATACCGGGTCGGCTGGTGTAGGGCCGTATGCTTTTTCGTTTGAGGTTTTGACTGAAGACGACGTTGCTGTTTACTTCAACGAAACGCAGCTTACCAAGACAACGGACTTTACAGTCACGGTCAACGTAAACGGCACAGGCTCGGTAACGCTTGTTACTGGAACCAACGTGCCTACCACGCCTGACGCTGATGACTTAATCATTATCGTTGGCGCGCGTGACGTTGAGCGCACCACGGACTTTGTAACTGCCGGCGACCTTCGGGCCTCCGCTCTTAACGAGCAGCTCGATGCGCTAACCATCATGGTTCAGCAGGTGGCCGAGGAAGTTGAGCGATCGGTCAAGGCGCCTGTGTTTGACCCGACTGGCATTCAGATGATTCTGCCTAAGAAGTCAGAGCGGGTGAATGCGTTTGTTGCGTTTGACGCCAACGGTGATATTTCCGCTGCGGTGCCTTCGGATGACGTGACGACGCTGGCCGAGGTGGCCACAGACATTAAAACCCTGGCTGACATTGAAGACGGCACGGTTGCTACCGACGCTATCTCGGACACAGCCGCTATTGCCACAGACGTAACCGCTGTCTCGGGCATTGCCGCAAACGTCACAGCCACGGCCAACAACGAAACCAACATCAACACGGTCGCTGCTGACCTGGCTGGCGATGATGACATTGGCACTGTGGCCGGGTCGATTGCCAACGTCAACGCGACTGGCTCAGATATTGCCAACGTCAACACGGTTGCTGGAGAGCTGGGTGCTGGGCAAGACGTGACGGTGGTGGCTGCTAATCTTTCGGGCACTGACACGGTTGGCACCGTCGCTGACTCAATCACCGACGTAAACACAGTCGCTGGCGAGCTAGGCGCGGGGCAGGACGTCACTGTTGTGGCCGATGACATTGCGAACGTCGAAACCGTTGCCACAGACATTGCAGACGTCAACACGACGGCCACCAACATTGCCAACGTCAACACAACCGCCAGCATTAGCGCAGACGTCACAACCGTTGCTGGGATTAGCGCGGACGTCACTTCGGTTTCTAATAACAGCACAAACATCAACTCGGTAGCGTCAAACATTACGGACGTTGCGGCAGTTGGCGAAATTGAAGAAGAAATTGATTTTCTTGCCAATGACATTACAGGCGGTAATTTTTCGCCGGGTGTAATGTATGACCTTGGCAATATTACTGACGCAGCCGAAGGTATTCCGGGCGTACCTAATGGATACATTGTTACGGTTTTCAACAATCTTGAAGACATTATTGCTGTATCCGATATTAACGGTAACGTATCGACGGTCGCCGGAATTGCTGCAAATGTCACCACAGTCGCTGGCGTTTCTTCTGACGTAACGACTGTGGCTGGGATTGCCTCTGACGTATCTTCTGTTTCGGGTGTATCGGCTAACGTCACTACGGTCGCTAGCATTGATTCCAACGTTACAAGCGTTGCGAACATTGCATCAGACGTCACTACAGCGGCAAGCAATATTGTTGCTATCCAAAACGCACCTGCGGCTGCAACGGATGCTGCCAATGCAAGAGACAAAGCTCAGGACTGGGCGCAGGAAGCCGAGGACGTTGAGGTTGAACCTGGGCAATTCTCTGCATTTCACTGGGCGCAAAAGGCTCAGGACTTTGCAGAGGGCGACGCAACCGCAATTTCATATGACGGCACCACCTCAGGGCTGTCTGCAACCAATGTTCAAGCTGCTATTGATGAAGTAGTAGACGAAACCGCAAGCCTTTCTGGTGGAAATACGTTCACTGGAAACCAAACCATTACCGGGGACGTAACAATAACCGGAACAGTTGATCTTGGGAGTATTGCATAATGGCAACCGAGCTTAAATTTAGAAACGGGACAACCGCACAGCACGCTACGTTTACTGGCGCTGCCGCAGAAGTCACAGTCGATACTGATAAAAACACCGTTGTCGTGCATGACGGCACCACAGCAGGTGGCTACCCGCTGTC